AACATATCAAAACCTTGTAAAGAAATTCGGGTCTGATAGTGTTTACATCGGAACTTCTAATGTTACCGATTCAAATAAATCTCCTTTTAATTTTAACGAAAAAAAAGCAATAATGACAAAGATGTTTGGGATACCATCATCTAAAATTATTAATGTTAAAAATCCATATGCTCCAACTGAAATCCTAAACAAATATAATGAAGATACAACTGGTTTAATAGTTGTAGTTGGTGAGAAGGATGAAAATCGTTTAGGTGGTAAATACTTTACTCCATATAAAGGTAAAGTAACTGAACCCTATTTAGATAGAGGATATGTTTATGCAGCACCATCTGAATCAAACCCTATAAGTGGTACTGATGTTCGTTATTGGTTAAGTGCTGGTAGTGAAGCTGAAAGAAAAAAAAATTTTACAAAAGCATACCCAAAGTTTGATGACCAAATATTCAAAATGATTACTCTTAAGTTGAAGAAGCTTAAAGAATGTATTAACGAAGAAATCAGTTTAAATGTAAAAGTTGGAGATACTCTATTAATGGGTAAGTTCAAAAACAAAAAAGTATTAGTAAAAGATATTGGTAAGGATGAATGGGGAATGCCAACAATCAATGGTAAGAAGGCTGTAACATTTAGAATACCTAAAAAAGAAGATTTAAAAGAATCAGTCATTGTAAATGAATTTGATTTTGGAGGTGGAGCAGCAGCTCCAACTGGTGGATTGCCAGGAGGCGCATTTACTGGATTGACATCATCAGCTGGATATATTAATGGTTCGCCTGACCCAAAGGATGTTAAAAAAATAAAATCTAAACTAAAAAAGATTGGAGATAACCATTATGAATTAGTGGATGAAACAATTAAAAAAATAGATGGTAAGTGGATAGTATATCCCAAAAAAGGAGGAGATAGATTAGGAACGCACGATTCATATAAATCAGCATTATCTCAATTAAAAGCAATTGAAAGTAGTAAACACGAAAATGTAATAGATGAAGCTACGGCTGGTACACTTGATGGAAATACAACAGTGGGAAGTACATTTAATACTACTTGGGAAGACTATGATAACCAAGACTATTATTTACATAATTTGATTGGTTGGAGTTTAAAAGATAAAATCCCATCTAAAGCAGAAAAAAAGAAAGCAACTGACCAAACACTTCCAATTGACCAGCATAATGATGTAACTACAAAGTATAATAGAATTTATAAACAAAACTTTAAGTCACCAATTGATTTTCTTAAAGAATCTTTATTGGTAGAAGGTGGGGCTTATGGACATATGAATCATCCATTTGATATTGAAATGAACCTTACATTTGGTGATTTAAAACAAATAGTAGTACGAGCTCTTAATGGTGATTTAGAATTAGCAAGAGAAAAAACTGATGGGCAGGCATTAGCAATTAGTTGGGTAAATGGTAGATTGGTTGCAGCCCGTAACAAATCTCACTTAAAAGATAAAGGAGTTGGTGCTATGACAATAGGACAGGTAGCAGATAAGTTTGCTGGTAGAGGTGGATTAACCGATGCATACAACTTCGCTATGCAAGATTTATCAAAAGCAATTGGAGCCCTATCCGAACCTCAACGTAAGAAGGTTTTTAAGGATGGTAGTTCGTTTATGAACTTGGAAGTAATATATCCAACATCCGTAAACGTAATCCCCTACAATCAACCCCTATTAGTATTTCATGGTACTTTTGATTATGATATAGCTGGTAATATAATTGGACAAAATCAAGATGCAGCAAAAGTATTAGGTGGAATGATTAAGCAAGTAAATGCACATGTCCAATCTAAATACACAATACAGGGACCTCCAATGCAAACACTTCCTAAAACCGAACATCTTTCTAAATTACAAGGAAAGTATTTGGGGATGATTTCTAAACTACAATCTGAATTTGGATTAGCTGACTCGGATGGTGTAGCAGATTATCATCAGGCATGGTGGACAAATTTTGTAGAAAAGGGAGCAAAGAAATTGGATGCACAGCAAAAGATAGGACTAATTAAAAGATGGGCTTTTGGAGATAAAAGCTTTCGTATAGCGGATATAAAAGATGATAAGATAAGAGCTTGGGCTGACCAAACAGATAAGCAAGACCAACAAAAGATATCAAAGCAAAATTTAATGAGATTTGAGGAAATATTCTTAGGTGTGGGAGCAGATGTATTATCATTTATGACATCAGTATTAACTGCAAATCCTGCAGAAGCTACTAAACAAATGAAAGCAAAATTACAAAGTACAATATCGCAAGTAAAAGCAAGTGGTGACCCTAAAAAGATTGCAAAACTTAAATTAGAATTAAGTAGAATGCAGGCTTTAGGTGGATTTGATAAAATCGTACCAAATGAGGGATTGGTATTTGTATATGGTGGAAACACCTATAAACTAACAGGTGCATTCGCACCCCTAAATCAAATTTTAGGCATATTTTTTGATTCTTAATCGTTTTTTTGATTTTGATATACTTATATATACAAATATATCGTATATAGTATGGCAAAGGAATTCAATAAAAAGTTTATGCATCCAACTCGTAGAAAGTTGGTTGATATGGTAATTCATGGTGCTGAATATGAAAAGGAATCATTTATTTCATTTTCTGGCGCAGATAAAAAAAAGGTAAAAAGAGAAGTTGGTGATAAGTGGATTGATGATAATGGTAGGTCTTATGAGCAATTAGAAGCTGGTAAAATAGAAACATCAAATTTGACAGATACAATGTCAGAAGTAAGAGCTTACTTAGATAAATTAAATACATGTAAATCTGATAATTGTAAAACAATTAAATTAGAAAGAGTAGATAAAAAACTTATATCTAAAACTGGATATTGTTTGCATTGTCTTACTATAAAAGAAGCTCAAATTAAAGTAGATGGATTATGGAAAGAATATGAAGATTATAAAATTTATTCTAATATGATTGCGCATGGTACGGATGTAATAGCTCAATTTCAACAAGCTTATAGAGATGCAAAACAAACTTATGAAGTAGTTCAAGAAGATGGTAAAATTGAAACTTGGAGTATGGAAAGAGACGTTAATGAATTGAAAGCTGAAATAATGACTGATATTATTAATTTTGAAAAAGAAATAGAAGAAGTTACTAAATTAAGAAATGAGGCTTACGATAAATTAAAAGATAAAAATTACGATTTAGTAAGACCTCTTAAAGATTAATATGAGTACTGGGATAACACAAAAGAAATCTTTAAAAGATATTATTGCAGAAGAATACAAAAAATGTGCGGTAGACCCGATACATTTTATGAAGAAGTATTGTATGATTCAACACCCTGTTAGAGGTAAGATACCTTTTCAACTATTTCCATTCCAAGAAAAAACCCTAACTCAATTTAAAGATAATAGATTTAATGTAGTATTAAAATCACGTCAAACTGGTATTTCAACACTTTGTGCTGGGTTTTCACTTTGGAAAATGATATTTAATACGGATTTTAACGTATTGGTTATTGCAACAAAGCAAGAAGTTGCAAAGAACTTAGTAACAAAAGTTAGAGTGATGCATGAATTACTTCCAAGTTGGCTTAAAGGTGGGTCTATGGAAGATAACAAACTTTCCCTTCGTTTACAAAATGGTTCTCAAATTAAGGCTATTGCTTCTTCTCCTGATGCAGGACGTTCTGAAGCCTTATCACTTCTTATATTTGATGAGGCAGCTTTTATTGATGATATTGATGAGATTTGGGTATCGGCACAATCAACACTTTCAACAGGTGGTAGTTGTATTGCTCTTTCTACTCCTAATGGTGTTGGTAATTGGTTTCACCAAACTTGGTTAGGCGCTGAAGAAAGCATAAATCCATTTAATACAATCAGATTACATTGGACAGTTCATCCTGAAAGAGACCAAAAATGGAGGGATGAGCAAGAGAAGTTATTGGGTACAAAGAAAGCAGCACAAGAATGTGATTGTGATTTTATATCTTCTGGTGAAACTGTAATTGAACCAGAACTATTAATGTTTTATAAAGAAACATATGTAATACCACCAATTGAAAAAGGTGGATTTGATGGAAATCTTTGGAAATGGGAGCATGCAGATTATTCTAAATCATATATGGTAGTTGCCGATGTGGCTAGAGGTGATGGCGCCGATTATTCCACTTGCCACGTAATTGATATTATCAATTCAATTCAAGTAGCTGAATATAAAGGTAAAGTGGATACTAAAGATTTTGGAAACTTCTTAGTAGCACTTTCAACTGAATATAATGATGCTTTACTTGTAATAGAGAACGCAAACATTGGTTGGGCAACAATTCAGCAAGTAATTGATAGAGGATATAAAAATTTATTCTATATGAGTAAAGATTTAAAATATATTGATGTAGAGAATCAAATGACAAATAGATATAGAAGTGAAGAAAAGGGATTAGTAGCTGGATTTTCAACCACTTCTAAGACTAGGCCTTTAATCATATCTAAATTAACTGATTACTTTAGAGAAAAATCAATTATAATTCGTTCATCTCGTTTAATAGATGAGTTATTTACATTTATCTATATGAATGGTAGAGCTGAAGCAATGAAAGGTTATAACGATGACTTAGTTATGGCTATATCAATTGGATTGTGGGTTAGAGATACTGCACTTCGTTTAAGACAAGAAGGTATTGATTTAACCAAACAAGCGGTAAGTGGTATAACATCAAATACATCTCAGGGGGTATATGGTGGTAATGATATGATGACTGATAACCCTTGGAAAATGAGAGTTGGGGATGATTTTGAAGATTTATCCCAATGGTTGTAGTATTTTGATATTTTACGATATTTATGTTATATAATGTCAAAATAGAAAACTGATAAAATAAATTATGGCAGAACAAGAATTAGATGATAGTAAAAGTTTTTTTGGTAGACTAAAGAAATTATTCTCAACAAATGCTATTGTTACCGTTGATAAAGATGGTAAGCGTAGAGTTGTTGATACTGATGAGAAGCAAATGAACACAAATTTTGTTAATCTTAGAGATAGATATACAAAATTACAAAGGTCATACTATGAAACTAATCAGGGTGCACAATCAATGGCATACCATCAGGTTCGTAGAGAATTATTTAGAGATTATGATGCTATGGATAATGACCCAATTATAGCATCAGCATTAGATATATATTCGGATGAATCCACAACAAAAAATGAGTATGGTGATATATTAGCAATTAAATCATCAAACGAAAATGTAAGTGCAATACTACATAACTTATTTTATGATATTATAAACATAGAATTTAACCTTTGGCCTTGGACTAGAAATTTAGTAAAGTACGGAGATTTCTTTTTGGCATTAGAAATGGCAGAGGGTAAGGGCATTATTAATGTAACTCCATATTCTGTATATAATACGGAAAGGTTGGAAGGTACTGACCCAATGAATCAAAACTATGTTAAGTTTAAGGTTGAATTGGATAGATTTGGTAAAAAAGAATATGAGAACTATGAAATGGCTCACTTCCGTTTACTTTCAGATACAAACTTCCTACCATATGGTAAGGCTATGATTGAAAATGGTCGTAGAGTTTGGAAACAATTACAATTAATGGAAGATGCGATGTTAATTCATCGTATTATGAGAGCTCCTGAAAAGAGAATATTTAAAATTGATATTGGTAATATTAATCCTAATGAAGTAGATAACTACATGCAAAAGATTATTAACAAAATGAAGAAAACTCCATTTGTTGATAAGAATAGTGGTGATTATAATTTAAAATATAATATTCAAAATCTTACGGAAGATTTCTTTTTACCTGTTAGAGGTGGAGATAGTGGTACTTCAATTGATAATTTATCTGGATTGGAATATTCAGCAGTTGAGGATATTGATTACTTAAAAGCTAAATTATTTGCAGCACTTAAAATACCTAAAGCATTTTTAGGATATGAAGAAGATGTAAATGGTAAAGCCACTTTAGCAGCACAAGATGTTCGTTTTGCTAGAACTATTGAAAGAATTCAAAGAACAATTGTTAGTGAATTATATAAGATTGCAATTGTTCACTTAGCTGGACAAGGTATTGATGATTCGGAAATGACAAACTTCCAACTTACTTTAACAAACGCTTCTACAATATATGAGCAGGAGAAAGTAAATCTTTGGAGTGAGAAGGTTAGATTAGCAACCGATATGAAAGGATTAAATATGTTATCTACTGATTGGGTTTACCATAATGTGTTTGGTATGAGTGAAGATGAGATGGATATGGAGAGAGCTAAATTAGTTTTAGACCTTAAAGATAGATTCAGATATAATTCAATTGAACAGCAAGGACAAGACCCAGCAAATCCACCACAACAAACAAATGTTGAGGAGGAGATTGAAAAAATGAAGCAGGAGATAAATGATAATGATAAGGGTGGTAGACCAAGAGAAGGAAATACTTACGGAAAAGATAAGCATCCATATGGTAGAGACCCATTGGGTAACAAAGAAAATGAGAAAGAAAGAAAGAGAGAAACTCGTACAAATGAATCAAATAAAAAAATAGCACAAGAATATATAAACGGAATTTCGGCAAAAAAGAAGATTTTAAGTGAAAAATCAGAAAAATCTGACCTTTTAGATGAAAATAATCTGTTAGATGACAGTAAATTTTAATAAACATTAAAAAGTTTATATTTATATGTGTTAGTTTATGTACATAGGTTAAATTATAGGGTAATTAAATGAAAAAAATAAAACATTCCAAAGTTAAGAACACTGGAGTGTTATTTGAATTATTAGTAAGACAAATAACATTGGAGGTTCTTAATGGAGATAAAACTGAGAACGCAAAACATATAGTAAAGGAATTCTTTGCTGCAGGCACAGAATTAAATAAAGAATTACGTCTTTATGATTTATTATTAAAAGAAAAATACAATTCAGAATCAAAAGCTGAAATGTTTGTTGAAACTGTATCTCAAGCACATTCTAAATTAAATGGTGTAAAACTATCTAAAGAAAAATACAATCTTATTAAAGAGATTAATTCAAAATTTGAATTAGAACAATTTTTAACATCTCCTATAACTAACTACAAAGTATTAGCTTCAATATATAAAGTATTTGAATCTAAAAAATCTGAAAACTACGATATTAAAGATGTATTTAATTCTAAGATTACATTAATTGAAAACATTATCTCTAGACCTACTATAAACAAAACAATTGAGGTATCTGATAGTACAAAACTAATAGAAACCTACAAAAAGCAAGATAAAGACCTAAGATTATTAACCTATAAGATTCTTGTTGAAACTTTCAATAAAAAATACACAAATTTAGATGAAAAACAAAAGGGCTTGTTAAAAGAGTATATTAATAACATGTCTAATACAACTAAATTTAAAGATTATTTGGCAGTAGAACTTCCACAAATTGTAAAAGAATTAAAAACAATTAAATCTAAAATATCAGATAAAGTAACAACAATCAAATTGTCAGAAACTATTTCTGTTTTAGAAAAAATGAAAATTGGTAAAACTGTATCTGATAATAATGTTTCATCTATAATGCTTTCTTATGAATTAATCAAAGAATTAAAATCAAAAGTAAATGTCAAATAGACTAAAAGAAATAATCAGAGGTATAGTTAAAGAAATTCAATCGGAAAAGGAATTGGAAGAAATGACTGGAACTGGTGCAGTTGCTGGATATGATACTCCAAACGCATTTTCAAAACCAGGTTCTACTGCAAAGAAAAATAAAAGATTAGCAAATATAACTGGTGGTGAGGTTGTTGATGATTTAGAAGAAGGTTTAACAAGTAGTGCTGGTGCACCATTTTCAAAACCATCCGAAGTAGCAGGTAAAAATGCTAAATTAGCTAAATTATCTGGAGCAATTATTGTAGGTGAAGAAAAGGATTATTTAAAAAACGATGTTCCTGCTAATTCTAAAAAACCATTAGAAATGAAACCAACGGCAATTAGTAAATCTGATGCTGGGGGAATTGCAGATAAAAGTGGTATGATATTAGCAGTAGCTGATACTGATGCAAATTTAAATGAAAATCGTTGGTTAGCAATTAAAAACGAAGAAGGTTCTCCTAAATCTAAGATGAGTAAAGGTATGACGAGTATCAAACAACAATTAGGTGAGGTAGAAAAATTTGTTAATTGGTATTCTAAGATAAAAAATGAGAATGGAGTTAAGAGAGATGATTACTATAAAAGAACACACAAAAGTTTACATAAAATCAAAGAAAGGTTAATGAATCTTTCAGAAAAAATAAGAACATTATAATATGAACACATCAATTACAAAATCAAGACTAAAAGAATTAGTTAAAGAAGTAATGACAGAAGAAACCGAATATCAAGCGTTTTTTGCTAAAGCATTGGAAAAAGCTGGAAAATCTATCCCATCTATGAGTGATGACGAAAAGAAAGCATTTTTTAATAAAATAGATACTGCTTGGAATGGTAAGGGTGACAAGAATGAAGCATTGGTTGGCGGACAAAAAGAATTAGATGTTGATAAGGATGGTGATATTGAAGGAAATGATTTAGCAGATTTAAGAGCTAGTAAAAACGAAGCTAGAGATTCTAGTGGAAATGAATTCCCTGAACTAGATGATGTTAAAGCGGCTATCAAAAAAATAATCCAAAATAATGATGTTGAAAAACTTTTAAGAAATAAAGTTACCGCTTATCTACAAAAAGAAAAAGGATTTACTGGAGCTGGTAATACAAATAGTAGTAGATTATACGATAAAGTAATAAATGATTTACTTAAACACTAAGAATTAAAATAACAATGAAAGGACTTTTAATAGAAACAAAATTATTTGAGGGAAAGGTACAAGAAGATGAAGGTGGAAGAACAATTGTTAAAGGTATTCTACAAAGAGCTGGTGCTGAAAATCAAAACGGAAGAATCTATCCTAGAGAAATCCTAATGAGAGAAGCTAAGAAGTATGAGCAATTCATCAAAGAGCGTAGAGCATTAGGTGAATTAGACCATCCGGATTCTACTGTTATCAACTTAAAGAATGTTTCTCACAATATTAGAGAGATTCATTGGGATGGTGATGATTTATGTGGAACTGTTGAAGTTCTATCTACTCCATCTGGTAATATTTTAAAAGAATTATTGAAAGCTGGTATCCTATTAGGTATTTCATCAAGAGGTATGGGTTCTACTCGTAACTTAGCTGGAAACAAAGTAGAGGTGCAAGAAGATTTTGAATTGATTGGTTGGGATTTTGTATCTAACCCATCTACACATGGTGCATTTATGGTACCTGTAAACGAATCAGTTAATAAAGGTTTACAGCAAATTGGAACTGATGTTTGCGGAGATTTTTGTAAAGCACAAGACTTAATGAGAGAAATAATAATTGAAATAGCATAAGAATGGCAAAGAATTTTGATATATACGATTTTGTACACAACAATAAGATAACCTTAAAAGTTGATGGCAATAAAGGAACTACTGTAGCTAAGGCATACAATGATATCCGTAAAACTAACTTGAAAGAAGTAAAGATAGTTAATGGTAAATTCAGTTTAGCTGAAAACTTAGAAGATAGAAAATTATCAAACGAAGTTAAAAAACACTTCTTAGAAATCATTTCTACTTACAATACTTTCCAAGACCAAATGAAAAGACAATCTGATATGAGTGAGGTAGCTGATACTTTAGGTGCTATTGTTGAGGCCGCTAAGGAAATGACATTGAGAGAAAGTGGTAACTGGTTTGATAATGTGACTATAAAAAGAAACATGAATGAATTAGATAAAATGGGTAAATCATTTGATAAATTTGCTATTGAAGCAAAAGCAATGGATGAAAGATTACATTCTCTATATGAAGATATGGGTCACATCTTAAATCGTTACTATGAAATAGCTGATATCCCTACGGATACAATGAAAGAAAGATTAGGTAAAAAGAAATAATTATGATTCGTTTAGGAGGATTAATATCGCAAAAAGCATTTGGTAAATTTGAAATGGGTAAAGTAATTTCTAATCCATTTGCAACTGCATTTGCACCAAGAAATGAAGGTGAAAAACCTCAAACAGATGATTATGAAGTATCAATGGCCGCAAAGCAATTGGATGATATTATCAAATCAGCAACAGAACTTAAAGCTAAAATGGGTCAAAAAGAATTTAATGTGGCAGCTTGGATACAAGACCATATTTCTA